CCGGACTGTTTCCAGTCTGGACAAGTGATGAAGTCTGATCGCTCAGAATTCCACTGTATGGCTTAGAAAGCCGGCATCTTCAGCTTGAAGGTTATCCTGATTGGGCGTTATGGACGCTAGTCAGGGTTTGATGGATAGTTGGAGAAGCAGTGTGAAAACTGTCTCCGCAGCATTGTTACTGCTTTTGAACTATCATCCTGGGCTCCGCTGTATGTGTTGCTTGCAAACTTCTCAACGAAGTCTTACTCTCAAAGTAGGATACTCGAGAAGTACCTAGCATGATGATGATATATTACAATCATCATGTTAGGGAACCGACATACCCCGGAAGTCGCACACCCACCAGGTACTAGGCCTGGATAGTTTCAACCTTCTACTAAGAAGGGAAAGCAGAGTGGCACTCCATTGAGCAGACGGCAGGCTTTTCGTGTATATGACTAACACATAAAGTCTATTACACACTGGCGAGAGGTGAGATCCTCGTTAAGGAAATCCTCCGCAAAATGGTTCAACTTTGCAGTGTAACGTATAGACCTACCCGAAAGGGAGCTAGGAAAGAGAAGTAGCGATACAGGGGCTTTCGGGCGCCGACCCAGAACCCAGGTTCTGGTGGGCCATATGGGGTCATGAGTACATGAAATATGGTCACTATCGTGAAAATCTACTTGCGTAGAATGTTTAGTGTGGGCCGTTGTGGAGGGGGGCGTTTAGCCCTCCGTTTTGTTGCTTGGAGCAACCACAAGGCATAACCCCTCCCTTAACAGGGTGCCTGCGGCCCTTGCGCCCTTATTGGGGGCGTAGGGAAACCGAAGGATACTTTGGGTTCCGTATGATAGAGAACCTGAGATAGTCTCAAAGGTCCCGATGGTAACAAAGGGTGGGGAGGTAACTCTTCTCATTTGTACTCATAAGGAATCCTGTTATGGTTATTGTATTAAATACTTACCCTATTATATAATTAATCATAATGAAGCAAATCTTTTCTCCCTTACAGTTGAAAAGTGCTTTAAGTATTTGGCAGTCTGGTGTAAAATCCAGTAGACGATTAGTTGGGTTGCTCGTAAGGGCAGCTCCGCTACTCGTGGGTAGTAATTCCTTGGGTTGGGTAAAGGCATGCTTTGTATTTTCTAGATTTGTTATAGAAGTGAGAAAGTCTCAGGGAGATCGTGGTTTAGCAATTTATCTGAAAACTTGTACCGTAGTTTTACTACGTTATTTGGGTGAAGAGAAGAGAGTTCAACCACGGCTCGTTGGGGCGGCGGTAACTCAAACGAATTCCGGTATCCCCAGAGTGATTCCTGGTAATCACCGTATACGCATCCGTCAGGGCGATCGAGGAGTGATTCGCCTTTGGTTGGGATTCTTTACTTTGTATCGAATACTCAATTATAAGGGTAAGATGAGCTTTAAGACCGTTACTGATCCGGGAGTTGTTATACCCGATCGTTTTATGAAGGCTTGGGATTCACATGTCGTGTGGTTCCAGGCCGAATTAGCTCGATTTGGGGCTAACCCTCTTCGAAGTATTTTGGTTCTGAGTTCCCCTGCCAAAACTGGCATACGGTCCTTTGCCCAAGTGAGAAATCACGAGGGTTCAGGTAAGTGGTGTCCGCCAGGTGGGGTTATTCGGAAGGAGATATTAGGATATACGGTTCGGTGTATTGCCTTGATGACTTCTAGTCCTAACTCCCAACGGGAGGCTTTGGACAAAGCTAAGGAAAAGAACCTTAAGAGTAACCAGGGATCAACGGTCTCTGTAATAAATATCATTAATGATGCGGCATCTTGGCTCACAAGGCCAGAATTGTTTGCCTCGCTAGTGACGTTACTTATTCTTACTCGTTCCTCCGTTCTTCTTTTTGCACCAATATGGGAAGCTGGTCTTGCCTATCTGTCCGATAACTCGGATGGAAAAGCGGATCGTTCCCGGATAATGGACAGGAGGGATTGGGGGGGAGCGAGCGGGAAGCTTGGTAAACTAGCCTTAGTTGAGGAGCCTGGGAAACTTAGAGTCGTTGCTATGGTCGATTGTATCACTCAGTGGGTATTATATCCATTGCATCGTTATATCTTTGATACGCTTTTAAAGGCGATTCCGCAAGATGGATTATTTGATCAGCTCGCCCCAGTGCGGGCTCTCATTGATTCGTTAAACCGGTTGAACCGGAAAGAGTGTTTTTCATATGATTTGAGCGCTGCAACGGACCGTATCCCTGTTGTGCTACAGGAGAAGTTATTAGCGTTATTCACGACTGAGGAGTTTGCGTTTCACTGGAGGAAACTACTTTGCGATCGAGCGTACTTTCTGCCAAACCTTTATGTGAAAACATTTGGTAAGGCCGTCCGTTTCGTACGATATGCAGTAGGTCAGCCAATGGGTGCGTACTCTTCTTGGGCGATGTTGGCACTAGTACACCATGCTATCCTTCAATTAGCTGCTAGGAGAGCAGGGTATGCGCGTTGGTTCACGCTTTATGCGATTCTTGGGGATGACATTGTGATCGGAGATCGCAGTGTTGCTCTTGAGTATACGCGTATTATGAGTGATATTGGCGTTAAAATTGGGTTTAATAAATCCATAGTTTCGAAAAACCTTTCCCTTGAGTTCGCCAAGCGTTTCTTCTATAAGGGTTCGGAGGTAACTCCGCTCCCTTTAGTTGGGATTGCTTGTGCGTGGCTTGGGGTGACTGGGGTCCCAGAGGTCCTAAAAGCCTCGAAGGATCGGACGGGACGCTTGCCGTCGATGTTTACGATTATGCGTAGTATGGGCTTGGGCTTTAGAGTAAGTTGCTCAGCGGCAACCAGCCGTTTAGTTAATTTGTCTCGAAGAGCTCGGTCGATCGTACTGCTGCTCACTCGACCTGGTGTTAGTGAGTGGTCAACCCGAAATGTGTGGGATTGGTATAAGTTAGACCGTCTGACGAGTATCCGTCCTACGCACCCTTCGTGGGGTGACCCTGTTCTCTCTTCCATTGTATCACGTGTTCGTGCCGTCAATCTTCCCAAGATTCGGATCTCTTTGTTTAACGCCTTTAAGACGTTTCACTTAGATCGTACTTATGGAGGGACTATAGATGGCCTTGCGCGTTGGTTCATGGACGAGGTCCAGGAGTCATACCAGGGTCCCATGATACAAAGCATTAAGGAGTTTGATGCTATCAGAGATAGAGTTATCACTGACGCACCAATGGGTGAAATGGGGGACGGAGAGGAAATCTTCCTACTCTCTATGTTCCAGTCTTTAGAGACTATCGAAGCTTTAGCCGCACGCTTGCCGTCTAAGGTGCAAGTGGTTCGTTCCATGACTGCTATGCAGAAAATGGTTCGGCCACGAGTGCCCAAAACGTTAAGAATGTGGAAAAAGATTAATAGAGTCCTGGAGGCGCCGACTCCGGCGATAAAGGTTAACAAACCGGCACCTCAAGTAGTGGTTCCCCTGACTGATTGGCGTAACAGCCGATCAAATCAGGATATCATTCTTGATCTGCACGCGCAGCTTATGGCTGCAGGATAAGGCTGTTCATCCAGAACCCATAGATGGATTCCTTTGAAAAGAATCTTATCGACACGTTTACTACCTAAACACCCTCTAGTCCCTGAAACTCACAGTCCTGATAGTGATATCACTGACTATGGTACAAGTATTTGAGAG